TCAACTACAGCCACAAGATTAGGACCGCTCTGGATAAATTCGCCTTTTAAATGAATTTCAATAGGTTCGGTCTTAATGACACCAGTATCATAAGTGTATGACCCTCCCGTGATCGCGGCCGATGAACCTGATGATCCGCCGCCACTGGCAGCTGCAGAAAGTGCTCCTTTAACTGCCGTTCCAATTGCTATCAGCGCAATACCGGCAGCTATTGCCACTGCCGGATTCAGGGTTAAAAGTGCTTTCTTAACTCCCGCGACTGCAAATCCTGCGCCTATCGCAATTTTCCCTACATTAATAGCCAGGTCGGCAAATACCCCTATAACCATCTTGCCAAAATCAGCAAAATTGGCATCACCGAGCGCCAGTGATCCGATAAACTCACCAATGCCAATGGCCATATTCTCAAAAGCATCGTTAACAGATTTAGTAACATCGACCATCACCTCATTAATGCTTTCCTGCATTTTGAGAAAGGGCAAAAAGGCATTTAAAGCAATATCACCGAATAAATTACTTGAAGCAAAAGCTCCAAGCGCTTCCTGAATCTTCGTGAAAGAAACAATAAGAGAACCTCCAATATCCTTCCCCAGGTCTGGTATTTTAATATTCTCAATAGAAACTTTTGTGATCCCGATCTGTTCTGATTTTGCTTTTTCGAGAGCGAGCTCGGCATTAACTATTTTCAGGACAGCGCCTTTCTCGCGGGTGATGCTCCTGAGTTCTTCTGCCTGCTGTCTTAAAAGGCTGTTAATCTTAGCTTCCTGTTCTGCAACTTCTCTTCTCTGATCATCGGTCGGGTCCTTCGCGGAAATGGCGAGGCGCTCGTTCATGATCCGGAGCCTCTCCTTTTCAAGACTTACCTGATCGCCGTAAACACTCCGGATAACCGACTCAGCTTGTTTTAAAAGGGATAGTTTTTTATTCTGATCTTCAGTTTCTTCTTTTGCCTGGAGCCTGAGCTCGGCAACTTTAGCACGGCGTTCTTCGAGTGAGTTGATCAGGGCGATCCCCCGGTCTTCCAATGCATCTTCTGCATCGGCGAGCGCGCCTGCTGCCTTCCAGTCCTCTTTAACCTCTGTACCAAAACCTTTAAAAGCATCGCGCATTTTCTCCCATCCCTGGGTAAACTTACCGGAGAAGATATCGGCCAACCCACCGCCGAATGCTACGATACGCTCAACAACATTGTTGATAACCGATTTAACCTGCGATAATATTTTAGCAAACCGGTCAGCGCCTTCACCGCTCTTCTGGAAATATGCCATAAGGGATCCGAGCGCTACAACTATGGCTCCGATACCCGTCGAAATCATGGCAACCTTCAGCACCTTCATTGCAATTGCAAGCGCTTCACCGCCTTTGGCGGTTCCATTGAATGCTGAGCCCAGAAAATTAAGTGACTTGCTTGCTGTGCCAATGGCGTCGTTTACAGCCGACATGTTGACACCGAACATGGAAGCAAACTGATCGAGGGTATCACTGGCGGTGTCCTTGAAGTCGTTAACAGCTTTCTCGCCGTCCTTCAGACCTTTGCGGAAGTCGGAAGTATCGACGCCGAAACGCGCTTTAAGATTTGTTATTACCTCTCCCATGTTTCATTAATGCCTCAATCAGTTGATCCTCCCGCTTTTTATATTCTTCATCCGAGACGTTTTCCCGGAGTTCCTCTGTCTCCCAGGGGAAAGGCCATAGCTCATGCGCCTCTTTCTTATCACCGCGTCCAACCTGTATATTCCAGAGGATCGCTGTCGATGTGCGAATAAGCCCGGCAAAAGCCTTTATTGTTTCGTTTTCACGTTCGGTATATCCCGCTATCGCATCGAGCATATCACCCACGCGGCTGAGTCCGAACCGCAGTGGATCATATAAAAGACAGCCGAGGGCAAACCGGCGGATATATTCAAAGGTGAATTTGGAGAGAGCACTGACGTCTATCCCTTCTTTCTGAAGAAGGTCCTCGGTGATTTCTCCTGGTAATCGTTTTTTTTTTGAATGCCCTCGTTCTGTCTCCTGAATATTTCAGAAAACTCGATAATACTCTGCATATTCATAATCCTACCGAACTCTATCTCCGAGAGGCCGAGCTCTTTACCATCGCATGCCTCACCCTCAACCGCGCTGCACCACGCGATTACGCGAAGAGTTTTTATATCGGCTTTGAATCCTGCCAGATCGCTCATCTCCTTCCCCGTCCTGACCGTGAACTCACCGAGCGCGTTCATGTTCCATTCAATACGCACCCGGCGTCCATCGGTAAGGGTAATATAATCGGCCCTCATCAGGTCGTTGTTGTCGGAGCCTCAGTAGTTGTTGGTGCCTCGGTAGTTGTACTGGAAGTTGTGTCAGTTACGTCACCGGATTTTACAGATATAGTCCCCGAAAAATCACCAAGCGCCTTTTCACTGCCCGCGTTCTCGGCAAAGGCTGAAATATAACCTGTGCCTGTGATGATCTTTTCACCTATCGCCATCCTTCCATAGGAGAACGATATGGTTGCTCCGGTAAGCGATGCAGAGCGGAGCGTCTCAAAGTCATGATGAGTGCTGCTTTCCGAGCTATCTCTTTCAATAGTCTTTCCTGCGAAGGTAAGTTCGAGATCAGCATCTTTGAACTCTTTCGCTGCCACGCCATTGTAGGCTTTCAAGAGCAGTTCCTCATAATTGGGTTTAGTGGTCAGCCCTGTGGTGACCAGACCCTTTATCAGCTTTCCCCCCATATTGAGGGTAAGCATGTACCCGTACACTTTAATTTCAGCCATTTTAAAAAATTTTAAAGGTTAATAAATCAATCATCTTTTTAAATTTCAGAGGTTTATGGAGTCAATATTAAATTTTAGTATGTTAATATATAATCTGTCTTTTGTATCAAAATCGGGTTCTGTTCCTTCGAACTTCGATGCCGTGAAGGTTGTATTGTTCGTGGTCGTGCCTGCGAGCCCTTCGATAGCTGAAATTATTGAAGCTGCATAACTTCCGAGGGCATCGGGAGAGTTATGAATTATAACAACTTCAACATCCCAGTTATAAAGATGAATTGTTTCTTTATTGCGAAAGATGTCGGAAAGCACTTCACGGTGAACACAATATGGCACTTTGATCGCCTCATCGCCCATCACGAAAAAGGTGTTCTTAATTATATTTGAACATTTTGCCTGTATTGCCGTGCTTATCATGCTGCTGCCTCCTTGTTCAGAAACTTCATTATCTCTTCCTCTACATATTTCAAAAAGACGCGTTCAGCGTCGGGCATGCTGATATCAATGGCTCGCTCGACAAACAGCCCTGAACGGATCCCACCGGGAAGACCTGCCGAAATACCACGCCTGGGCGTTTTGAAAGAATGACCCGCGGCACGGTTTGCAAGAGTCCCATAGTTATGCCAGTAAACAAGCTGGTACGGATCCCAGCGCCTGCCGCGCTGGTTGACATATACCCCGTTCCCTCTGAAAAAGCCAACGGATAAAGTCATGCTTTTGCCCTTTCCCATCTCTATCTTCAGGATCTTCTTCATTGGTTTCAAATTTGCCGGCAGTTCCTGTTGCATAGCTCTTTTAACCAGCTGGGCAGCCTTACGAAATGCAGCCATAACCGGCTGCCGGTATGCCATTTCGGGGAACTGATCAAAGATCCTTTTCAGGTTCTCGGTGCCGGTCAATGTAAAATAACTGCCATTCATTCTGTTATCTTTTCTACCAATATTTCAATGAACATATTCATCTGCACAGGATTGATCGAAAGGATGTTATATTTCACATTGGCATCAACGAGCTGCATTGTTTCATTGATAGCTGAATTATTGTGACCCCTGTAAGTATAGCGTGTCGGCACAACAAGGCGGTTATTGATATACTGCTCCTGATCAGTAAGCGGCTGTTCTCGCGACATCCACATGAAAAATGAATGTGAATATATTTTCACGGGAGCACCCATCCCGCTTTTTGTTATTGTCACAGCGCGGAATGAAACCTTGCGATCATATGTGCCAGGATTAGCCATCAGAACCTTTCTACATTATAGTTTCGTTCCTTCATCTCGGCAGCTCTTACCCTGAGGCCCCCGATGTTGATGACGGAATTATCAGGATTGAGGAAAAGCTCGCAGGTGCGAAGGACAACAGCCTGCTTCAGATCCATAGGGATATAACCGATGGATAATTCCTCCGTGGTAGTTTCAGCTTCGGTAGTTGTCCCAGCAGTAGTAGTGGATCCGGTTGTTGTAGGTCCTTCGGTAGTTGTCGGCGTCTCGGTTGTAGTTGGCGCCTCGGTTGTCGTTGCCCCCGAAGTAGTGGTGGACCCGGTTGTCGTAGGTCCTTCGGTAGTTGTCGGCGCCTCTGTTGTAGTTGGGGCTTCTGTTGTCGTTGTCAGCGCGGGATCTGCAGGCTCATCGTCCCATCCATTCACCAGCTCGATCTCTATGACATTCATCTTATCGGTATCGACATCGAATGATTCAAGAAATCTGAGCCTCGCGGTGAGCTCAATATTATCCAACTGATATTTTGAGGGATCGAGAGTTGTTAAGGACACGGCCCCAGGGGCATAGTATTTAACTGAAGAGATCTGCAACACCGGTCCGCGGGTAATAAGAATTTCATCACAGGCAGGATAAACGTCAAGATACATTGTATAAACGGCGCGGCAATACTGTCGCCCGGTAGCGTTCTGCGACGCCTCAGTTGCATCCGCGATCAGATCCTGGATAAGAGCATCGCGGTCGGGCTCCACGTTTGTTGTGGGAATACGGAGGTTACGCTTCACCTCAGCAACAGTAACCGGGTATCGCGTGGGCGCTGTTTTAAGCCTGTATCTCGTTTCCATGTTTCACCTCCATTCCCGCTCTTGATTATTTATAAGCTTTCCAGATACTTCTTTACCTTCTTGAGGGTGGCATTGCTGATGCCCGTATCGAGAATCGAGTCGCCTGCTTCTTTTATCTTTTCAAGATTATCGAATCCTGAAGCAAAAAGAGGTCCCCTTCCCGGGAGATCATCGGGAAGCGGGTTTGTCTTTTCTTCTTCTTCCTCTGGAAGTATAATTATGAAGCCGCCATTAAGAAGCATGGCAGCATTTTTATCGGTTACGGATCCAATATTACCGGCGGAGTAAGCAAAGGCAGGATGCGCTTTTATCCATTTAACTTTAATATATTCCATTTTCTTTCGCTTTTAAAAAGAGGGACGGAACCAGCAAGACCGTCCCTCTCATTGTCCAAACCAAAACTAACCATGAAAAAAAGTTATACCGTCAAAGCGTCCTTCATTGCAGAGAAGGCAGCGGGCCAGATCGGAGCAGAGTCATACTGGGATATGGCAGTCACTTCTATCTCGGCTTTCTTTTTGAGCGAATAAGGGTCAACGATCATATCGAGACCACCCCACTGACCAATATAAAGTTTGCTCCAATCCCCGAATATGATAGCGGAGCTCAGGCTCTGATTGCCTTTGGTGAGCGTGCTCGGAACCGCGTTGGTGACAAATGCGGGATACCCGTTTAATTCATTGCCAACCCAGATATATTGTGCATTAGCCGAGGTTTTTTCGAGCTGTTTCAGCTTGCCGCGGACCTTGGCATTCGTGAGATAAGCCATGGTTGGTCCATTGCCATTAGCGGCTTCAACCTTTGTTTCGAGATCAACAATATTTGCCCATGAAGGAACGGCGCCATTAGTGTTCCCGATGACATCTCCAATTCCACCAGTTCCAAGAATACCCAGCGGCTCATTTGTACCCGCGCCATTAATTATGGCTGTCTGCAGAGCCTGGGCTATTGCTGCAATAAGATCGCCCTCGATCATTTTCTCAACATCGATGGATGACTGAACCAAAAGCTTGCGCGAGAAGGCACCGGTGGCCTGTACACGCTTCGGCCGAAGCAAAACTCTGCCAAGTGTTTCTTTCTGGGTAGTATCCTCACCATCCTCAGCGAACCAATGTGCCGTGAACTGCCCTCCCTGGATGAGAGGGAGATCACCTTTCAGGCCCGTCAAAAACTTGGCACCCATGCCAGGTAGCATGATGGCATTACGCAGGGCTTCGAAGAAAACCAAAGGTTCATCTTGTTTAAGATAACCACCTTCGCTGGCAGCTGTTACATTCTGCCCGGTACTTGCCCTGCCCATAAGTTTATGGTTGAGCAATTTAAATGGCACCCCGGTACCTGAGAGTACCCGTCCTTCAGCAGCAGCTTCGGCTACTGCCTCCTGATGCATTTCGAGTTCAATGCCATCAAGCGAACGGCCTTCGCCGAGTGTTAAAATTAACTTGCGGAAAGAAAAACGTGCAATGTCTTTCTGATCGTTTTTCGAAATCTCATCAGACTTCTGTTCGGCACGCACGCGCAGGTGATTTTCAATTTCTTCAGCGTCTTTAATCTCGCCACCAAGAGCGGCGACGGAAGCTTTCAGATCAGCCCATGCTGTTTTTTCGTCAGCGGTGAGCTCTGCCTTATTGGCTAAAACATCCATTTCAGCCAGAAAGCTTTCTCTTTTTTGTTTCAATAGGAGACTTTTCACTTCTTTTGGATTTAATTAATAATTATAAAAATTAGCCTTTCAGGCTGTTTACTTGTATTTTACGAAGCTCGCCCATGCGTGCAACCTGGTCGGCTGCCGCCTGAGGATCCGCGAGCATCTCTTTCACCTTTTCAGGATCCTTTTCTTTTATCTCGAGATCCTTTCCGTCGAGCAGGGCGAGTATGTCGCGCACTGTCATGTTTTCGAGTTCACTGAGTCGAAACTTACCACCGAGCTCGCGGAAAGCATACATGAATGCTATATAACCCTGTTCGCGCAGGTAACGCATGTTGCGTTTCCCTGCGTCGCTGTTTGAAGGGATATTCACAACGCTCCATTCGAGAAGCTCCTGCTGATTGAAATAATATGTTTCCCGGCTTTTGCCTTGGGCCTCTTCGTCATCACCGTATTTTCCCTGGCCTATTTCTATAAAACCGACACTTGACCGGGAAAGCGATCCGAACAGGATTTTACGGAATATCTTTTCGGCCAAAGGATTAATACCGGCAGGCTCGAACTGCACCGCACCTGTGAGTTTACGATCGGCTCCCATGCCTTCAACCTGGGGATTAATGTCTTTGCCGATAATAAAATCAGCATCCGGATCAGTACACATGCCTCCCGAGAGGTTGTGCTGATAACCTACTATGGGATTCTTGCGGTAGTTGTCAAGATTCCACCCGTCCTGGTTAAGGACGGTGCCGTGCCGGTCGCGGGCAGATGTTGAAAGTACGAATGGAATAGTGCGGCTCTCTTCGACATTGGCAGGGATGTCCGCACGCGTGCCGAATGTTAATTTATTAGTTCGCATTTCCTTGTATATTTTTATTTCCTGTGATATTTGCCGGTTCATAAGGTACATCCTTACCCTCGAGCGGATCCTTGTTAAGAAGAGCCCTGCCTTCATTAGGGGTGAGAACACCATCGATAACCATCTGATGAATGTGGTTCGTGAGAGCAGTAAGATCGCCACGGAGAAGGCCGTCGATATTGAAACGGATACGGATCTTACCCTGTTCCTTCACGAGCAGTAGTTTCTGTTCAAGCTCGAGCTCCTGCCTGCGAAGGATAGGTCTGAGAGTATATTTGACAAACTGAAGATCTGAATGTTCTATATTACTGAATGTTGCCCGCGACAGATCGGCCAGCATATGTGGCGGAACATTGAAAATCCTTGCTATTTCCTGAAGCTGGAACTCGCGGGTTGCAATAAACTGAGCCTGCTCGGGCGGGATGCCCAGGGCTTTGTATTTCAGGCCATATTCCAGGACAGGAGTTTCGTGGTTACCCTGTTCCCCGGCATAATAAGTATCCCAGCGTTTTTTCCATTCTTTAAAGATCTTGTCATCGAGATGTCCTTCGGATTCTATAACGGCTTTTATATTGCCACCCTTTTTAAAAAATTGATTACCAAATTTCTCAGCCTGCAGGCCAAGACCAATATTTTCCCGTGCCACCTGGATGGGAGACTTACCCCATAGTCCATCGGTGCTGAACATTTTATAATGAATAATTTCCTCTGAAAAGAAAGTGTCTTTGATACCTGTTGCTCTGTCGTCGATTTTATAAAATATCCTGCCGCCGTCGAGCACTGCTTTTACTGATGCAGGATGAACAGGGGTAAGACTATCGGCGTATCCCCGGATCCGGTTGTTGATTACACTTATCCCATTACCCCAAAGCTGCATAAATCCGTTTTCGAGTTCGTGATAGGTGAAACGATTCATATAATTGTTCGGGAACGTGAGCACCTGTTTGGCGGGATGGGTTTCGACAGGGATCCTGGCACGGGCCTTCTCTTCATATATCTCCAATGGCAGTGAAGCCGGTAATTCAGAAAGTAAACGGACACAGGCCCAGACGGCTGAGAACTTAAGCGCGTTCTCTTCAGAGACATAAATGCCTGTATCGCTCATATCCATAAGCGAAGCCATATATTCTTTACGAAATTCAGAGGAACGGGTTTGCGATCCGGTAATAATACCAGAAATTGCTTTTACTTTCTCGGAAAATTTCATTCGCGGAAATTGTAATACAAAATCGTATCGCAAATCACGAATTAATTTTCAGATTACAACTGGAACATTGTTCCTGTAAATTATTTATTTTTTCTATCGCGGCATTTCCTGAAAGAATCGAAAGAAGAGTATCTATCACACCCGATAGCCTTAAGATATTTTTCATTCAGATTGTTGAAAACCGACTCCTGGGACGTCGAATTATCTGTTTTCCTTGCCTCCCGGAGTTTTTCCCAGAATAGATCCGAGAATCCTTTTTTTGTCAACATGCGTATTACTTCACTATCGACTTCGATATGTCTTGTTTCAGGAATAATATATGGCTTCTTCATATCACTCTGAGTGGCGTATTTATTTCTTTAAATTCTGATGCGCCGGTAGTAAGCGTGATATATTCGCCGATGGCGGTAATTGCAGCTACAATGCCGTCGATCTTTTCGCGGGATCGCTTTTTATCTGGCTTTATATTATCATTTATATCAGAAAAGATCATAACATTCCGGAGCATCCAGCGGAGCACCGGGTTGCCGAAATTCTCGATAATTCCCGATGTTACCATTCTTTCAAACTCCTTGGTAGGCGCACTCATATTTTTCAAACTCTGGGCATAAAGATCGAGCCTGGCAACAGGAAACCCACCCTTCTGCAAATTTTGAATAATCCCATGGTGCGCCATATATGGATCATATGCAAGTCCCTCAACTTTATACTCTTTCAGGGCATTCAGGAGATCTTCGCTTTGCTGATCGACATCGATTATTCCACCAGGTGTTATCGTTATATGACCTTCCTTTGACCAGAAGGAATAATCAACGCGGTCCTCTTTTTCCCTCACCTTATCTTCGGGGATCCAGAAAAACATCCGGAGCGCCGGATGCCCTTTGATATCAGGGAAGAAAAGTGCCAGGGCATTTATGTCGATATGTGATGCCAGGTCGAGCCCGGCATAACAGATATGACCTTTTAGATCTTCATATTTCAACCCATGAGTACAGGCGACCCATTTCTCATCAGGGATCCAGACTGTCGGAGCATCGACCCACAGGTTAAGGTTCTTTGTTTTGAAAGCGACTTCTTTCGTCCGGCTGTTCATGGCGCCCTTAAATTCATCTTCAAATCGCTCCGGGAGAACCGAAACTCCCCAGTTCGGGTTTGCCTTCTGCCAAACCTGAGGATCTTTCCAATCATCGCCTTCGTCCAGAGTATATATGATCCCGAAAGTATCATTCTGCTTTTTGATTCCACTGAGAATCTCGATGCAAAGATTCCTGTATTCAAAGCATGGCAGATCCTTATCGCGCCCGGAGGTTGTTATTATAACCACAAGCGGCTGTCGCCGGTTGACTGTCGCGCTCTGTATATTCTCGAAAACAAAATTATTCTTCCAGGTGAAAACATGATATTCGTCGATCACGGCTCCAGATGGGTTGATCCCTTCCATGCTTTCAGAGTCGCGGCCAAGCGGTTCCATCTTGCTGCCGGTCGATTGAAGGCTCACGTTATTGGTGAGCACTCGTGCCCTCGTTGCCAGGGATGGTGATTTCTCGATCATGCGCTTTGCTTTATCGAAGCATATTCTGGCCTGCTTCTCTACCGTCGCCGCGCAATAAACTTCGCCTTCTTCTTCACCATCGAAAAACAGAAGATAATTTGCAAACATTGCCGCGAATGTTGTTTTTCCATTCTTCTTCGGGATCTCGATATAAGCATAGTTAAAACGTCGATTGCCGTCTTTCTTCTTCCAGCCGAACAGGATATAAATCACCGCTGCCTGCCAGGGCTCCGGTTTGAACCGGACCCATGACTTCTTATCCGGGGAATGATTTAGCAGCGTGCAAAAATCGAATACACGCTCGACTGCCTTCTTATCAAAATACCAGCCGCTTTCGAGAGCTAAACGCTTATCCTGTTCATGCCGAAGGAAAGTGAGCTTCGTGGTTGCACTCACGACTATCTTCCCGGAAAGGATATCGGAGATATATTTTTCAGCGGCGCGGATCATCATGAAGAAAAATATTCACATGAATCATTTTCTCCCTTGCTTTCGGGGCACGGTATGTCATCGTAGAAATATGAACAGTTCTTACATACCTTGACAATTTTTTTTGCAGATGCTTCTGTTTCCCGATCGGCATTCATTTTGTCGATCATTAAATCTTTAAATGCGTTCATATCTAAAATAATTTGAGTTGTAACATTTTTGGTTTATAGTTTTTCCCGCCACAAACACAGTCATTCCCTTTGACATAGAATAACCAGGTGCTTGTAAAATATAGTTCTTCAGGTTTCTCCGTATGAACTGTACAGGTATTAAAATCACTTGCCGGGAGAGACTTTAAATATTCATTCAAATGGTCCCTTGAGGTACTTAAAAACTTACAGGATTTACAGGACATCTGTTAGGTAAATTTATATCTGTCATTTTCTTCAACTATAAAAGACTTTTAAATTGCTCGGCTATATAAAGCGCCTTTTTAGCTGAATCAGTGAGAAGGCGCGAACCGACGCCCGCATGCGTGCCGTAGCCGTAACCCGTATCCAAAAAACCGAACCCGGAAGACAAAACCCTATACCAGGGATAATATTTATACTGATCATGATCACTCCAGTCCGGGCGCCATCCATTATTGATAGCTTTATAAACTATCATTAGTTTATACCCGGCAATAATCGGTTTATGAAATTCCTCAGTGATCCCGCCAGGGTCCGGAAGCTTTGTCGGATCTATGCCCAGCTTTTTACAGGCATCTTCGAAAGTTTTGATTGTTTTATAATCAAACTCTTTTACTGCAGCTGCAGTTGTTTTTTTGGTTTTTGTTGTCATAAAATTAATTATTAAGTTAAGAAATCCTTGTAAAGTTTTGTAAATTGATTGCCTGCATACCTGGCCTTCTCTTCAGATTCAAAGCAAAGGCGCGAACCGACGTCCGAATGCGTGTGGCCGTAGCCGTAACCCGTATGCAAAAAACCGAACCCGGAAGACAAATTTAACCAGGGATACCACTTTCTCTGGTTGGTATTATCCCAGTCCGGGATCCAGCCCTGGTTAATTGCTTTCACAATAATTTTAAGTTTTTTGTAAGCTATTTCATCAGGATCATCAGCCGGGAAAAACTGCTCTGTTGATATCCCGAGTTCCTCACAGGCATCTTCATAGGTTTTAATCTCATCAAATTGTTTCTTTTGGAAAGCATTCTTTCCAAAAGTTTCTTCAAGTAACTCCTGGAACCACCTTGGTGATTGCGGATATACTCTTTGGGCTGTTTCTTTTTCAATTTTCAGATTCATGTTTTTTGATTTTAGTTTGAATATTTATTTTGCATTTCATCAAAAGGATCCGTATCACCCCTGACCGGCGCTCCGATTTTCTGAGCTGACAGAGGGTCAAGGCCGAATAATGAAGCGATTTCCCTGTAATTCTTCTGGGCTGAATTACGGATCGAGACCCAGGGCGATGGTAAAAGGTTGCCTTTGTCAGAAACAAACACCTTCCCGGAAATCTTTAATTCCCTGGTTGCCTCCTCATAAAGTGAAAATTCCTGCGCAAGCAAAACAACCAGCTGCACGTTTGCCACATTCAAAAGGTTCTTTTTGATTAACAACTGGCATATATTTTTAAAATATTTCTTTGCTCTGCCATCCATCCAAACTTCTGGCTTCGGAGAAATTGTCAGAGGCTCAAATTCGATTCCTTCCCTGATGCGGTCCTTCCGGATAGTACCTGAAAGCTTCTTTATCTCGGCTGGAATCATCGGTCTTCCTACTTTTCCCATCAATACTCCCCCCTCCCATTTTGACATTGGCAACGATTAAC